TGTAGTTTGAAATTTTTGTATAGAGGTATAAAGATTAGCAGCTTCGGTATCCGATAACCCTTCGCCTATTGTAGAAAAGGCACATTCTTTATTTGAGTAACCATATCCGGGAACACCATCATTATTAAGAGATGCTAAAAATAAATTATAATTAGATGCTGTTGTATCTGTTTTTGTTGATGAAACTACACTACTTCCATTTTTATAAAAAGTAGTTAAAGTGCTTCCATTTTTACAACCTATATAAAATCCCTTTGAATCAAGATTTGTTACTGTTACTTCTCCGCTTGAACCTGATTGAAATATACCACCAGCAAATCTATTACTATTATCCCTTAATGTAAGCCATATTCCCTTACCTAATGTCGCACTATATAATCCAATATCATAACCTGCTAAATTTCCATTAATTCTTGAATAATAGCTTAAATGACTACTATTTGGTGTTAATAAAGAATCATTTAATTTTGTATCAGCATATGCATTACTTCCATTAGGCAAAGCTCCTGTTGAGCTATGAGTCCACCCACCACTAAAAGCAATTTGAAACTTAGTTATATCTTTTAAGTTGTAAGAATGAGCAGTTGCATTACCACCTACCATCGGATAAATAGCCTTCATTTTAGACCATAACCCGTAACCGTTTAAATCATTAACTAATGTTTTAATAGCTGTTTGTTGTGTACTATCTGTTATCCCTGCTGCTTTTATAAATGCGTCCGCTGGTCCACCACCAAATGCTACAACCTTTAAAGTTTTTCTCATCGTGATAAAATATTATTGTAATTAATTACTATTGTGTTTAAATTCTGACATTCTGTGTCCGTCAACCCGTCACCAATACTCGCAAAGTTATATTCTTTATAAGTTGAATAAAGCGAACCACCTGAATAATGAATAGCACCTATATAAGTTGTAAATGTATTATTAGGAACTACACTTGCTTGAGTTGAGTTGATTATTTTAGTTCCATTCTTAAAAGTTGCTGAAGTATTAGCTCCTGTACGTGAAATTGTGTAAAATCCGTGAGTATCTGTATTCGCTGCCATATCATCAACGTATTGATTAAGTCGGGTTATTATGTTAGTGTTTCCATAGCTTATAATCATATAAGATGGAAAGTCAACTATCTTATAAGCACCCATATCAAACCCTGAGTGATTAGCTCCTGTATTTCGTGCATTCAAAGAATAATGAATACTATTCTGACCCATTGCTATATCGTAAAGCCCTGTATCAGCGTAAGTATTAATTCCGTTACCACGTATTCCAGTGTTTACGTGCGTCCATCCACCGCCAAAATATAACTGATACTGAGCTACGTTTTTAAGGTTATATGAATGCCTTGCAGACGTTCCACCCACAAATGGATAACACGCTTTTAATTTAGACCAAATACCAGCACTTTTTAAATTGACTACTAAATAATCAATAGCACTCATTTGTTGTGAGTTAGTTATTCCAGCTCCATTTATAAACGATAAAGCATCGGAATCCAAAGTAAGATTATACCCTGAGCAGTTTAAAACTGAACTAATATTCCCTACGGTACAAGTTAATGATTCGTTATAGTAACCGTATTGAACATTTTTTAATCTAACTTGAAAGCATTTAGAACCTACTTGTGGAGCAGTCGCTAAGTTATATCCTTGATATGGTAGTGTTAAACTTGAACTCCATGTCGGAGGGTATCCGGCTAAAAAGTCCGTTATTTCTAAATTATTTGAACATGTTACTTGAACCGTACCATTTAGTGGCAAGTTCTCACCGTTAATTGTAAAAGCACTTGAAGCAGTTAATGGAGTTAATCCAATAAGTTCAGGGACTGAGAACCATATATTCCCAATCCCCGATTGTTTCTTAGTACCGAATAAATTAACAGGCTGTAACCTCATTAATCAACGTCTACCTTTAAAGTGATTTGTTCGTTAGCGGTTGGGGTGTATGCTCCAGCAGCTACCAATACAGCGTAAATATAAGCTGAATCAGTTGTTAAAGTTGTTCCACCTGAGTACTGACTTATAGCCTGAAGTCCTATCGGAGCATCAGCTTTTGCACTTGATATCTTACCATTAGAAAATGCAGTCCATGAGGTGTGACTGATTTTACCTAAATAAGTACCTAAGTTAGCAGCACTTGGAGCCAAAGCAGCGTTATCAGCAGCAATAGTAAAAGATGCACTAAAAAAGTAAACATCAATACTTGGTGTGCTTGAAGCGTTTGAGCTTATTAAATGTGTTTGAAATACAAATGAATTATTTGTAAGTTTTCCTAAATCCAATAAAATAGGAGTTGTTGAGCCACTCGCATTTATTACATCTCCGGTAGCGTATGCAGTGGTATCGTTTGGACGTGTTATAGTTGTTTTAGTTATCATAGTGGTATGTCGCAATAGTTATAATCAAAATTTTGTCTAAATGTTATATCAAAAAAGTATCCAGCGGTTTCCGAATCTTCTCTATCTGAAAAGTCGTTTAAAGTAACTGAAGTATTTATTATTACATCTCGTTCCGTTGGTGAGTTCTTAAAGTATGTTATTAAATCCTTAGCGATTAAGTTAGTATCACTTAGTACTTCGATTTCGTTAGTATCATCCTTTTTTAAACGGTCACAAATTGTAATTTGAAAAGTATATGTATCTGTATTTTCGGATAATTGGTTAGGCTGTAAATAAACAATCATAGCAGGGTAATGCTCTGACTTATTCGCCACGTAATCGTAAAACTGACCAAAGAGGAAATTACCGCTTAGCTGCTTGTGGTCGTTTGCGAATGTTTCTAACTTCTTGACTATCTGGTTTAATGTAAGCACTCAATTTAGTTTTTAAAAGATACTCGATTATTTTTTTATCCGTTTTATTCATTAAAAGTTTCCTGCGTTTTTTCTATCCTTCCAGTTCTTAACAAATGGATCAGGTAAATAAAATGGAGAATCAAACCCACTACCCTTAGGTAATATTTCATCCACTCCGTTATTGTTAGAATATTCAGGGTAGCTACTTTCGTTTTGTACGATATAGTTTATAGTTTTTTCAGCGTATACCTCAGCGTAGTTTTTCCAATCATCAACTATGAATTTCAAATCATCCGTGCTTATAGCTTCGGAGTTTTCGCCTGTTTTAACTACTATACCTTTGTTAGTATATCTAAACTTAAACACTTTAGAACTTTCAGCCATTACGTACCATAACATACACTTAAGAATATAATCATTAAGTAGTGTTTGATTGGCTGCTGTTAAAGTATTATTTGTAATTTGAGTATCTATTTGTTTGTAAAGTTTAGTACCTAAAATAGGTTCAATAAATAAATCCTGAACCGCTTGTATTATTGGTTTTAATATTTGAAAATCAGCGTTGTCGTTTATTACTGATTTGCTTTTTAAGTATTCTTGTCCTATCCAGAGTGCCATTATTTTTTTCTTAAAATTGTTTGCCCTTGCCACACGTGTCTACACCAAGGTGTTGTTTCTGTTCCGTCGTTATACCATCCACCTCTATAATCCCAAGCATTCTCACCAAACTCATTAGAGATGTTATCAATCATTTCGTAACTTAATCCTACTTTTTTACCGCCTCTGTGAGTGTTATTATACATATCCCTACAGAATTGTCGGGTGGTGTCTTTTATTGTTGGTCCGTCAACATCTTCACGCTTTTCATAAGTATAAAGCGTTACAACCTCTGAGTCTATTTCGTTAGTTTCTTTATTTAAAGCCTTTTCGGTTGGATAGTATGAACCATCTTTTTTTTCTACTAACCCTTTTTTCTCTAACCAATCAATTTGCTTATTTACGTCATTAGAGCCTATTCCAAAGAGCCTTTTTAAAAAGCTTGATTCAGTATCGGGATTACCTTTAAATATGTTTAAAATTGAATTACGTAAAGAATTAAGGTTAAACCCTGATGCTAATTGCACCCTGTTATCTTCGAGTTCTAAAACTTGGTCATCACTAAACTCAATACCGTATTTGTTAATTAATTCAAAGAATTTTTGTTCTTTTGTTTGAAGTGCGAATTTAACATCTTCGGCAGCGTTTAATAAGGTCATAGCTTCGGAATCAGTAACCCCGAACCCACCTTTAATTAATACTAAGGCTTGATCTTTACTTAATTCCCCTCTTTCGTGCTTCCTAACTATTCTCATTAGGTTTTGCATCTGTCTACCTGTTAAACCTTTTAAAGCTTCGTTAACTTGAGTAACTGGCTGTACGTTGGTGGGTTGAGTAACGGAAGTATTTAAATCTAAACCGTATTTTTTAACTATATAATCAACAACTACCTCCTTAGGTAATAAGTTAATAATATTTTGATTATCCAAAGGTAATTCTAAACCAATAGGCTCGAATTGTTTAATCTCAAAATCTACATCTTGTCCGGAACGTGCTTTATATGACTTCTTTAAAAGCTCATTAAAAGGCATCTGCTCAGGCTTTGCGTACTCGTTAATAAATAACTCATGCGCTTCGATTAGTTCGTTACGTTGACCTAATTTACCCTCTGTTTGGATTTTAAAAAGAACACCAGGTACGTTATGACCTGTTAAGATTTTTTGTAAGTTTCTTTTGCTTATTTCTTGGTATTGTTTGTCTAAATCCGATACATTAACGGAGGTAATTTCAGCCCCTTTACCGTCTTTTGGTGCAAAGGATACTAATACCTTACCAGCTTGATTAGAACCCGTTGAGGCCTCTAATAAACGGTCATTAATAGATTCCTTTTCTTGTTCTGTTGGTTCGCCTGAGAATATTGTTATAATATGTCCAGCGCTAAAACCATTCTTTATAAGTGAATTACCGAACTGTGATATTTCGATATCCGTGTCGATGTCTAAAATACATGAAAGGTATTCAGGATTAGGATACGCTGATTGTATACTATCTACTTTCGGAGAATACGACCTATAAATATAAATAAACTCACCTACTTGTTTTGTGCCTATTTTAGCAAAGTCAAATAATTGATATTCGATTGAGTCGGTGTGATACTTAGACCAATCTTCGGAGTATTTAACCGAACATAAATCATCACATACCCTTAACCGCCCCATATCTATATGCTCAAAATATAAAGGAACTCCAAGCATGTTAGTAGTTACTTTAACTGAATAACCATTGTAAATAGTTTGGTCCTTTTTTAATTTTTTAGATAATTCAAACCAACTCTCGTATGGATTAGCTTTACTTAAGAACGCTTTAACTTCGTTAGTATCAACGCTTGGTACGATTTCAGTACCGACAACATAGCGCGTCTTGCCATTAATAATACCGCCATGTTCCGCGTGATTCTCATATAAATAAAGTAAGTAAGAGGGATAATCATTTTTCTTACCCCATGAGATAATACCTTTTGACTTGTTTAAATAATTCTCAGGGGCTTGTTGTGCCTTGAGATTAACTAAATATATATTGTCGGATAATTTTTTAAGCTCCTTCATAAATTACATCTGTAAGCGAAGCACCGTTGTATTCAGTTGTAGTGCTTGGTGATGAATTAAATACTATACACTTTCCATTCTCTAACTTATTAAGTCCTGACGGATTTAAATTAGTAGTACTTGTTTGTTCGTAAACGTTATAATCATACTCTCCAACAGATAGGCTTATTTGCCCTATAAGATTATTAGGAGATGTCATAACTTGAATACTAAATACGTCAAATCTCCCTTTATGTGTTGAAAGATTAGCAGAGATGCAGTAATATTTAGATTGAGATTCGTTATTGATAAACTCAAATAAGAACTTTGGATTAGTTAAAGTAACCTTTTCAGTTAAAGTTAAATAAACGTTTTGAGTTGTATT